AGTAAGCATACCACCTATGTCCCTACCGATTTGGGCGACAGGAGATCCAATCGCTTGACCGATGTTAGCACCAGACTGAGCGAGCATATTAGCTATTGTTGCATTTGGCATTATCCGTTACTCCTGTATTAACCACCCAACCACCAAGGTCTGTCATCACCTCCAGCGGTCAAAATACCACCAAGACCACCCAGTAATCCTCCGTACACGCCACCGTAGAGTTGTGCGAGTCCTGTCTGTTGCCCAAGCTCACCCTGAAGGTTAGCAATAGCTGCCTCAAGAGTGTACTCACCTTGCTGTCTACGGGCTGCGTCAGCCATACTAGCAACATCCAGAGCAGGCGCAAAGGACGACAAGAGAGACGCCTGAGGCGCGTAACTCTGCTGTAGGAACTGACCGCCTAGTTGCGCCTGTTGCATCTGCTCAGCTTGTCCCTGTTGCATAGCAGTCAACATCGCGTTGTTCTGGGCCTCTGCCTGTGCCTTAGCCATCGCGAATTGTTCCGGAGATCCTCCGAACTGGTTAGTCATGATACCTGATCTTCCTTGTGACAACAGACGTTCCTCTAGAGCCATACGCTGTCGTTCTTCCTCAGGTTGCTGAGTAGCCCTGATCCTGTTGTAGATATCAGTCTCTCTTTGCCCTGTGTCCTGCATTGCCTGATTATAGAAACCAGTAGCACCTCCGAACAGTCTGTCAGACATCGCCTGCTGCAAGGCGTTTAGAGAGTACGTGGTACTCCCATCTTCGGCTGTGCTTGTGATTCCTGAAGGACCTGAAACCGTAAACGGCTTAAAGTTAACATTAGGAGCAGTTAGCTGAGTCAAGGGGGTCTCGTATAGAGATGTAATTTCGTCAGGAATTAGACCTGATGTAGCAGACCCAAGTAGATCGCTTAGCAAACCCATTAGTAAGTACCTCCGTTAATAGTAACCGTATCGGAGTCATCTAGAATCATAATGACATCCCCCGTTACAGTTAAGTCGCCCACTGTTACCTGACCTGTGAACGTAGGATTACTAGAGTTTGCCTTGCTTGCAACTGCAGCGGCAATGTTGTCAAACTCTACGTTAAATTCTGTTCCTCGGATAATTTTGCCGGGGTCTCCAGAAGGCAAACTATCCTTAGCGGCAAAGTTAGTTGTCTTTGTGTAGTTGCTCATAATGTTTTACCCATAAGTGCTAAGACGTTAATTTCTTGGAGAGATAAAGCAAAACCATTTATTTCTGACTCAAGACCGATAGTAATTACTGAACCACTTCCTGTAGTGTTTACAGGTGGCCTACTAACAGTACTACCTCCAGTGTATTCAGCAACAGTGTACTCTGAAGTAGGGGTGTTGTAGTCGAAAGGTGTCTGGTTCCCTACTATAAACTCTGTTGTGGTAAACGTCGTTCCAAAGTCGTAAGCCCACTTAACAAACACTGTAGCACTGTTAGCGCCTACTAGAGTGGGTCGTAGTTTCTTCAGGAACTTCAGCTTCGCTGGATCACCAAAAGTCAGTCCGGGACTGTAGTATCTAAAGATGTAGCTATTAGGAGTTATAGTCCCTGAATCGTTAAACTGGTCAGAGTACCCAGAGTACTTACCCAGACCATCTGCTGTTCCTACAAGAAGAGTGCCGTCGTTGTTCTTACGTTCGTACGACCTAAAGGGTGCCCCTGTCCATCTAGTTACCCTGTAGGCGTTGTTCTCTAGTCTACCCTTCAAATCAAAGCAGTAAGTTAACTCTTGATCTGGGAACGTAATCAAGTAGAAAGAGTTCTCTGGGCTATACACAGATGCCGTCTGACAGCTACGATTGTCTATTATAGCAATCAACTCAGTCTTCACGTTCAGGCTCAAGTCAGATATAGGTAGCGACTTCTCCTGTATCGTACGACCAAAGCTCCTTAGGCCATCCTGTGACATAAACAGAACGTCAGTACCTATGCCCTGCACAGAGTTCCTACAGATACATCCCACACCAGCTATAGTGTCCTCTAAGAGCATCAGAGCAGGACTAAAGGCGTTACCGTAGACTAGTATGCTGTGCTTACCTAAGATAATTAGCTTGTCGTTGTGTGCTACTAACGCTCTAACCTCATCGTACCCGTCAGGCCATGCCTTAGCTACATCAATAGAACCGCTAGAGCCTCCTGAGAAGTCTGTGCCTATCAAGAGGTCTGACCAATAGATAGTCTGTGTGTTAGTACCGCTGTCTACTACAAACAATCTACCATAAGCCGCTATAGCCTCGTTACAGAACAAGGCAGGATTCGTGGGTGAGCCTGTGGCACTACCAAACGTCCTGAGGCCTGTGGCAGCGTCGTACACGAGGGGCTCTAGGCCTCTCTGGAAAAAGTAAGCTTTATCGTTGAAGTTCACTATCTTCCAGTTATCTCCAGTAACAGTGTACCCTGATGGAGTGATGTCAACTAAGGTATCGTCAGGATCTACAGTTGAAGTAGTCTTTAATATCTTGTTGTTACCTGTGACAAAGATTTCTTCGTTGCCTACATCATCGTAAAAATGGTGAATCTTAGTGGCGTAACTATCCCCCAGAAGCGTCCTGTCAACAGTAAATAGGTCTACACCCTTACGTGACGCAATACGTCCACGCTTGTCGATCACAGCGTTATCAGCGACGTCAGCAAAGGAGAAATCCTCTGCAATAGGAGAGTCCTCTGTGTTGACTCCTTTGAATCCGGGAGCAACTAGGTTAATACTTTGTAGTGGCTGTGCCATACACTAGTCTCCTTAAGGAGTGTACCAAATGGTTTCTTCAGGGTGCTTCTGTGCGTCCAGAGCGATAGCGTCACTCAGAGATTTGTCAGCAATACCAAAGTACTCTGGAGTAGACGTACCTCCTGTCTCCCCACGCTCACGAGACGCTAAGGCCACCGAAAGATGGAGAACAGGCAAGTAAGGAATAAGCACCTCGTCAGTATCGTTCTCTAGTATCTTAGGTCGAATAACGTCGCCTACGCCGTCTGTAATCTGACCTCTGTTTAATACGTTGAGCCGTAGAATCGTACCGTCCTTATCAGGCTTAGGGTACAGATCGATCTGAGTGTCCCCGTTGTTGTCTACACCGTTAAACGTGTAGTACCTAGGAGGGCCAGAGACAGGCTCCTGCATCATGTAACGCTGGTCAAACCAGATGGGCGTACGGTACTCCATGTCCCAGTTGTCGGTGTCGTTGTAAGCGTGGAGAATCTTAAAGGAGTTTCCTGCTCCAGTCATAGCGTAGTTAAAGACGTCTTCAGTAGTCTCTACGGTCAAGGTGGTCCTCAGTGCTGACCAATCCCAAGAGTCCTCTACCATAGACTTGGCGTCGTTAACAAAGTCTCCAATCATCTTACTGTACGTAGTAGACTGTACGCTAGAAACTTCATCTTCCCTTAGTCGTCTCATTACGTTGTTTACTAAGTTTAAGTACGTCATCATACTATGTCACCTTTTTTGTTTTGCAGGAAGCGAGCAATAGGGAAATCTGTGCCGCCACCTTGGTTACCTGTGAACAACGGCGACAGGAAGTCCTGTGCACCAAACCTCTGGCGTCCAAGCATCTGTGGGTCTCCTGAGATGGTGAAAGGCTTTATGCTCAGGCCACCACCGCCACCGCCACCGCCGCCTCCACCACCTCCAGTACTAGGAGGAGGAGTAGTTGTTTCGGGGGGAGGAGTTGTTTCGGGAGGAGGAGTTTCAATACCACACTCCTCTGGGTTAGATGCAGCGTACTCAGCGCATGTGCAGTCGTTACACTCTGGAGGCGCTGTAATACACTGGTCAAACCCTTCAGGATCTTCTATAAATCCGGGTTTACACTCACCACACGACCCGTCATCTCTAGTAACTCTGTTCTGCTGGTCACACGGAGGAGTGTATGTCTGCTCGCAGCCATCTAACGTAGGAGCCATACTTAGTCCATCAGGACACTCTACCCAGCCACAGACTAAAGCGTGAAGTGGATCAAAGCAATCAAGGCAGTTTCCTTCAGTGTCCCTTGGTCCTTCTACTCCGTTAAAGTTAGGACAGGGTTCTGTGGGGTCTACGGGAGGTTCACCACCACCACCACCACAATCAGCATCGTACTTTGCGCTGTATGCTGCATAAGCCGCGTTTAGTTCTAAATCAAAAGAGGGCGTAAAGCCTATTTTTGGTTCGTTACATTTTACAACAAAGCCGTTTCCGTCGTCAGTACCATCAGTACCGTCATCAGGACCAGTTACTTCAACAGGTGGCTGAGTTTGATCGCAAGGATCGTAAGTATAGTTCTTTCCGTTACGAGGGTCTGTGAAGGTTCCATCTTTGTCGCCGTCAAAATTAATATAGAAAGGCTCAGCGCCGTTTTCACATAGGTCGTCACCGTTCCCACCATCGTTACCGTCGTCGCCACCTTCGCCCGGACAGACTCCATCTTCAGGTCTTAGAGTCCCGTCGTTGCAGTATCCTCCGCAGTTGCCTTTCCACCAGTTTTGTTGATCTTGAAGTGCAAAAGTCACAGCACCTTCTGGATAACCGTCTTCACACGTAATACCGTCTGGTCCTGTGGGTGTTACGCTGCCGTCTTTAATACACACGCCTTCGTCATTTTCTGTGTACCCTTCTAAGCACTCGCCACAGCTTGCGTCCTCAAGGTCTGTACAAGAAAGGTGTTCTTTGTGAAGCGCTGTACATTCTCCTGCTGTCGGCCCTTCGCATTCTGGTGGTACTTCTTTTTCTATGCAGTTTCCATC